ATTGCAGGTATCATTAAGTAATCTTAATCGATAAAATTTTATAAATTAGGCTTGAGAAATCAAGCCTTTTTTAATATTTATAGTCATGATTAAACTCACTAATTTACTTAAGGAAATTACCCTCAAACCAGTCAGCAATAAAATTACTGCTTACTTTGAAAGAGATAATCTGGATCCTACCCGTCACTCACCTTATGGAGATATCTTCCCAGAAGATAATCCTATTATTAAAGAATTTCTAAAAGATTATCAATCTAAATCTATGTTTAATAAAGAAATTAAAAAATTATTCTGTATTGTACCACGCACCGTAAAAGCGGGTTTGGGGATACGCCTTGATAATTTTGGATGGGGACTTAATCATGATGTTCGTGATGAATTAATAGAATTTTTAAAAAAAAGAAACATTCAAGCTTTTGGTGGTATGCATGACGGTAATTTAGTAGTTTGGGTCCCTGAAGAAAATGTTAATATAACACGTCAAGATTAATTATAATGAAACTAATAGATATATTTAAAGAACTAGTTAATGAAGGAGTAAGGAAATCTGAGGGTATACTAAAAATCTTCCCCCAAAATAACCCCAATGACCTATTAATTACTACTAATAGTGACACTGAAAGACAAGGGAACACTGTATACTACACCTTTGAATACAACCCCGAATACAAGGATGGGGAAGAAGTTAAATTAGCAGCGGATGATTTAAAAGATTTAAGAAATGTAGATAAAGAAGAATTAAAACAAACTATTTCTGATTCTTTAAGTTCTTTTGTTTCTAGAAATTTTGGTGAAGCTCCTGATGTAGTATATTATTTAGGTTCATCTAAAGGATTATCTGGGTTTATAGCAAATGTAGTAAAGGATCTTTATCCTAATATAGAAGTTATTCCATTAAATAAAAAGAAGTTTCCATCTTGGGAAGATATGTTAGTACCTAATTATAAAGAATTAATTAAAAGTCCTACCATATTAAAATTAACCCAAAATTTTGCTAAAGAACTTTGGGACAATAATGATAGAGAAATAAAAAGCTCTCAAGGAATTAATAAAGTAAGACATTACTTTAAATCTAAATATGAATTAGAAAAAATTCTTTCTAGAGAAAAAATGCTATTTGTAGATGATAATGTTCAACAAGGTATAGACTTTGGTCATATAGCAGATCGTCTTGCTGATGTTAGAAAATTAATGTTTTATGCTGCTATTTTGCTTCCAAGAGAAGGAGCAAAAACTACTAAAGCTACTCAACAAGCTAAAAAATCTTTTTGTTTTAAAAATACAGATTCTAAATATTTTAAAACATTAAAAGACTCAAAGGGTAATGCTTCTTTTTATGTATCATATGCACATCCTGACTTTTTAATGTTAAGAAATACTAATAAAGTAGAAGATACACCTCAAAATTTAGGTGGTACATCATATTACAAATTTCGCCCTGAAACAAAAATTACAAGTATAGAAGACGTTCAAAAGAAAAAGTGTATAGATTAACGTATAGACAGATTCATAGCCTGTCGTCTAAACTTAAAAACTAACAACTGTGGAAGCTGTGGCTCCAATCGCAAGATTGGAGCCTTTTTATTTGGAAAATTAAAATAAAATTAGTATATTTAAAGTATGAATATATTTTATATTAATCCCGATCCCGTGATTGCTGCTAAAGAATTAGCAGATGACCACATTCGTAAAATGCAAATTGAAAGTGCTCAAATGTGTTGTACGGCACATTGGGAAACAGATTCAACAGCACCTTACAAACGTGCTCATAAGAATCATCCCTCTACAATTTGGACAAGACAATCAATTCACCACTACAGATGGCTTGTAAAACATGGATTAGAAATTTGTAATGAATTTGAAAAGCGCTATGGGAAAGTACATGCTACTAAAGCTGTATTACACTGGTTAGAACAAAACGAACCTAACCTCCCAGACAATGGATTTGCAGAACCACCACAATGTATGCCTGAAGAATTTAGGAAAGAAAATACTGTGGAAGCATATAAGAGTTTTTATATTAATGATAAAGTAAAAGTTAAACAATTAGATTGGAAAAAATTAAATAATAAACCTGAATGGATAAAAGAATAGTAATTATAGGTGCAGGAGTAGCAGGTATAAACGCAGCTACCAAATTAGTTGACAATGGTTACCCTGGTAACTTAATCACAATTATAGATAAAGGTAATGACCCATATAACCGCTTACCTGAAGAAGTAATGACAGGTATGTTAGGAGCAGGTGGATGGAGTGATGGTAAATTGACTTATCACACTGCAATTGGAGGTGTATTATCCAAATACTGTGGTGAAGACAAAGCAATGGAATTGATGGATCAAGTTATTAGTAACTTTAGACGTTTCCATCCTAAACCAGAAGAAATATTTTGCTCTGATCCACAAGCAGAACCTGATTTTATTAAACCATATTTTGGATTACGACTATTCCCAGTATGGCATATTGGTTCAAATTATCTACATGAAATTGCTAAAGCATGGTATTCATATTTAACTGATAAAGGTGTTAGATTTGAATGGAATACTGAAGTAGATGATATTGATTTTAATGATAGTAGAGTTTATACTCATAATGCTACAATACAATATGATGAACTTATTTTTGCTGTAGGCAAATCAGGCATTGACTTTGGTAAACAATTAGCAGATGACTATAAATTACCAACAGAACCAAAATCAGTTCAAATTGGAGTACGTTTTGAAGCACCACAAAAATACTTTCAAAAATTAATTGATATTAGCTATGATTTTAAACTATATCAAAAGTTTGATAATGTTTCATTACGCTCATTCTGTACTAATAATAACGCGGCTTACGTTGCAGTAGAGGAAACATATGGTGATATTAGTTATAATGGCCATGCTAAGAAAGGTGAGGAATTTAGAAATGATATGACTAACTTTGGTATCTTGATGGAAATTAAAGGTATTGAAAACCCATTTGAATGGAGTAGAGAAGTAGTTAAGAAATGTCAAGGTGGAGCTTCATCTAAAGGCAACACAGGAATATTTTACTCACCAGATAAAAATAAAATGGTAAGTAAAACATCTGAAAATGAATGGGTGATGGCACTTAAAGTAGACACATTAGATATCTTTAAAGAATCAATGGGTGAATATGCTGATTATATCCTTAACTTCATCGATCAAATGAACAAAGTATTTGAATTTGGTGATGATTGGGGAATGTATATTCCTGAAGTAAAATATTTGTCTCCTGAACCATTAGTAGATTATAAAAACTTAGCATTAGTAGATTATCCAAATGTACACTTTGTAGGTGATGCTTTATCTGCTCGTGGTATAACAGTTAGTGGAGCACAAGGAATATATGTAGCTGAAAGTTTAATAAAATAAAATATATGGAAGAAAAAAAGTATCAACTAGACCCAACACTAGAAACTAAAAAATTTACATCAACTGACGGTACAATTCGTTACATCAAAGATGGAAAATTACATAACTGGGAAGGACCAGCTGTAATTCATCCAAATGGTAAAAAAGAATACTACATTAATGGTTTCCAACATGATAAAGACAGTCACCATAAAGCAAAACGTGATGGAGTTGGATTACCTTGGTTTAAGAGCAGTGTAGGTAAAGGAGCTAGATCATAACTTTTTATTATATTTATTATAAAAATGACATGAAAAAATTTGAGTTAAAACAACTTATTAAAGAAGAACTACAAAAAGAAATCCACCTATCCCCCTCTAGAGATGGTATGCAAATCTTTGTAGTAATATCCCCAATAGATGGTTTATTAATAGACTATTCCTTTAATACCTCCCCAGAAAACCAAGCAGTATTAAGGCAAAAATATGTTACAAACGAAGAGGATGAGCAGTTTTGTAAAGTTCTTACACTAAAGGAATTATTGAGTAATCAATTGAAATCATCATACAATGAAATTAGGTATTGATTTTTAAATTAGGCTTGCTTTTGCAAGCCTTTTTTATTATATTACTAATATGAAAATAGGATTTACTGGAACAATGAGTGTTGGCAAATCAACACTAGTACATGCTTTAAAAGAATTACCTGAATTTAAAGATTATTTCTTTGCTACTGAACGTAGTAAATACTTACGTGATTTAGGTATTCCATTAAACACTGATAGTACATTAAAAGGTCAAACGATATTCTTAGCTGAACGTTGTTCTGAACTAATGAGAGAAAATGTTATTACTGATAGAACAGTAATTGATGTTATGGCGTTTGCTCATTGTGCTGAATCAATTGATGAGGATCAAAAAGAAGAATTTATCAATTATGCTTCTGCTTTTATTCCTGAATACGATTATATATTCTACGTTTCACCTGTAGGGGTTCAAATTGAAGATAATGGTGTTAGAGAAACAGATGCTGAGTACCGTGATAAAATTGATCTTACCATTAAACATGCTGTTAAAGAAGCATTACCATACATAACAAATTTTGGCATTATTTCAGGTACTACTGAGCAGAGAATTGAGCAAGTTAAATATTACTTAGGTCTTTAATATTTATACCCAAAACTATACTATGAAACGCTCAGAATTAAAAAAACACATAGAAGATACTATTGCTGAACTTCTTACTGTCACCCCAGGCTCTAACAAAACTGATGCTCTTGCTGGAGGTAAGCAACAAGGAATTAGTGATAAAGACGTATCTGCTGCTCTTGACCAGGCTAATAAAACCAAAAGCTCAGTAACATTAACTGGTAAGTCATCTACTGGGAGATAAATAATCTATTTAAAAAGTTATGTCTCAAGACTTAAAACAAATAATAAGGGATGAATACTTAAAGTGCGCCCAAGACCCGGCTCACTTTATGAAAAAGTACTGTTACATTCAACATCCTACTCGAGGCAGAATTCAATTTAATTTATACCCATTTCAAGAAAAAGTATTACGTTTGTGGAGAGATAATCCATACAACATAGTACTTAAGTCTCGCCAATTGGGGATTTCAACCTTAACAGCAGGTTATTCATTGTGGATAATGTTGTTCCAACAGGATAAAAACGTCCTTTGTATTGCTACTAAGCAGGAAACAGCTAAAAACATGGTTACAAAAGTAAAATTCATGTTTGAAAATTTACCTTCTTGGTTAAAAGTACCTGCAGACGAAAATAATAAATTAACATTACGATTAAGTAATGGTTCTCAAATTAAAGCAGTTTCAGCCGCCGCCGATGCAGGTCGATCCGAAGCAGTATCTTTGTTGTTAATTGACGAGGCTGCATTTATTGAAGGAATTGGTGAAATATGGGCTTCTGCTCAACAAACCTTAGCAACTGGTGGTGGTGCGATTGTATTGTCTACTCCGTTTGGTACAGGTAACTGGTTTCACCAAACATGGGTTAGAGCAGAAGCACAAGAAAATGACTTCTTACCTATTAAACTTCCATGGTATGTTCATCCTGAACGTGATGAGAGTTGGAGGAAAAAACAAGATGAATACCTTGGAGACCCAAGATTAGCAGCACAAGAATGTGACTGTGACTTTAACACCTCAGGCGATGTTGTATTCTATCCAGAACAACTAGAATTTATTATTAGCACGTATGTTAAAGATCCCTTGGAAAGACGCGGAGTGGATCATAACTTGTGGGTGTGGGAATCTCCGGACTACACTAGAAATTATATGGTAGTAGCAGACGTAGCTCGAGGTGATGGTAAAGATTCTTCTGCATTTCACGTAATTGATCTTGAATCAAATACACAAGTTGCTGAATATAAAAGTCAACTTTCACCAAAAGAATTTGGTTATTTGTTGTGTGGTATAGCAACTGAATATAATGAAGCATTGTTGGTAGTAGAAAATAACAACATTGGTTGGGCTACTTTAGATGCAATTTTAGAAAGAGGATATAGAAATTTATATTATTCTCCAAAAAGTGAAGCATTAAATGCTGAAACGTATTTAGAAAAAGTAGATGATCCCTCAAAAATGATCCCTGGGTTTACAATGTCTATGAGGACAAGACCTTTAGTGGTTAATAAGTTTAGAGAATACGTTGGTGATAAAAGTGTAACTATTCAATCCAAACGTTTACTTGAAGAAATGAAAGTATTCATTTGGAGAAATGGCAGACCTGAAGCTCAATCCGGCTACAATGATGATTTAGTTATGAGCTTTGCTACAGGGATGTATGTTCGAGATACCGCTTTAAAATTCAGATCCCAGGGCTTAGACTTAACCCGTGCTACACTGAGTAATATGGCTACTGTTAGACCTAATACTCAAGGTAATTTTACTATGAATGGTAAACCTAATCCTTACCAAATGAATATTAATGGGCATGATGAAAATATAAGCTGGTTACTGTAATATTTATTATATATAATTTAATTTAAATGGCTGATACAAGTGTTTTTTCAAGATTAAGGAAATTATTCTCAACAGATGTAATAATTCGTAATGCTGGTGGTAATCAGCTTAAAGTAATGGATGTAAACAGCATCCAATCAACCGGTGAATTTCAAACCAACGCTTTAGTAGACAGATTTAATCGTATTTACTCTAGTAACAGCACCTCCTTGTATGGTGCCCAATTAAACCTTAACTGGAGATACTTACGCACCCAAGTATACTCAGATTATGACGCAATGGATACAGACGCTATTATCGCATCTGCTTTGGATATAATCGCAGACGAATGTACTCTCAAGAATGACATGGGTGAAGTACTTCAAATCAGAAGTAGCGACGAAGACACGCAGAAAATCCTATATAACTTGTTTTATGATGTATTAAACATTGAGTTTAATCTTTGGTCTTGGATTCGCCAAATGTGTAAGTATGGTGATTTCTTTTTAAAACTGGAAATCGCAGAGAAATTTGGGGTTTATAATGTCATCCCATATACCGCTTACCATATTATGAGAGAAGAACATTACGACCCTAAAAACCCAGCTGAAGTAAGATACAGATTTAGCCCAGATGGTTTTTCAGGTGGCGCTACAGGTTATTATGGTGTAACAGGGCAAGGTACTTATAGTACTAACAAAAACGACTCATCACTTTATTTTGATAACTACGAAATGGCCCACTTCAGATTAATTACTGATGTGAATTATCTTCCATACGGCCGTTCATACCTTGAGCCTGCTCGCAAGTTGTTTAAACAATACATTTTGATGGAAGATGCAATGTTGATTCACCGCATTGTTCGTGCTCCTGAAAAACGAGTATTTTATGTTAATGTAGGTTCTATTCCTCCTAATGAAGTAGAGAACTTTATGCAGAAGACTATTACTCAAATGAAAAGGACTCCATTTCAAGATCCACAAACTGGTGAATATAATTTAAAATATAATCTACAAAATTCATTAGAAGACTTCTTTATTCCTGTTCGTGGTAATGATACTACTACTAAAATTGATACTACTAAAGGTTTAGATTATACTGCAATTGATGATGTGGTTTACTTAAGAGATAAGCTATTTGCTGCCTTAAAGGTACCTAAAGCATTTATGGGTTATGAGAAAGATTTAACTGGTAAAGCAACATTAGCAGCTGAAGATATTCGTTTCGCTCGCACAATTGATCGCATTCAACGCATTATACTTTCAGAACTAAATAAAATAGCATTAGTACATTTATATACTCAAGGCTATAGAAACGAACAATTAACTAATTTTGAATTATCATTAACTACTCCTTCTATCATTTACGATCAAGAAAGAATTGCATTAATGAAGGAAAAAGTTGATTTGGCTCGTAGTCTCATGGAGGTTAAATTGCTCCCTACAGATTGGATTTACGACAATGTATTCCACCTAAGCCAGGATCAATATGATGAGTATAGAGATTTAATTGCTGAGGACCAAAAACGCACCTTCAGATTCAAACAAATTGAGAATGAAGGTAACGACCCACTTGAATCAGGTAAATCATATGGTACACCTCATGATTTAGCAGCATTATATGGTTCTGGAAGAAACAATATGGGTGTTCCTGATGGTTACGATAAGGATGAAACCTTAGGTCGCCCTGAAGAAAAAGCATCTAATATTAATACCCAGGATAACATATTTGGTAAAGACAGATTGGGTAATGCTGGTATGAAAAAAGGAGACGCAACAGGTGAAGATGGATCTTTAAAGAATAATTTTAAAGGTGGATCACCTTTAGCTTTAGAGACTAAAAATAAAAATAAAACTTTGTTAGAATCTTTAGATAAAAAATTATCACTTAAAAAAGAAGAATCTTCATTGCTTGACGAATCACAAATACGAGAATAATATCTCTATATATATTTATAATTAAAATATTACCTTAGGAATGACTATAAAACATTCAAAGTATAAAAATACCGGTATTCTTTTTGAATTATTAGTAAGACAAATTACAGCCGATACCTTATCAGGAGTTGAAAATCCTCCAGCTGTGGGTATCCTTAAAAAGTATTTTACTAAGACGGAATTGGGGAGAGAGTATAAATTATACGAAAGCTTTTTTAGATATACTAATACTAGTGAAGCTAAAGCAGATATGGTGGTTAGCACCATTATAGAAAGTTCTAAGCATTTAAATCGTTCTATCCTAAGAAGACAAAAGTACAATTTGATTAAAGAAATCAAAAATCATTATGGTTTAGAAGAATTCTTTAAAACCAAATTACCAAACTACAAAGCACAAGCTGCTTTATTTACACTTTTAGAGGTTTACAACAGTGAAAACTTGTCTAATCCTAACCAAATTATAGAAAATAAAACAGTTTTATTAGAATATTTAACTAGCTCAAATATTAATAAAGAGGAAGTTAAAGAAAATGTTTTAGAAGAATTTAAAAACCAGGATAAAGACATTCGTGTGTTAGCATATAGAGTATTATTAGAAAAATTTAATGATAAGTATGCGGATTTGAATTCAAATCAAAAATCAACACTAAAAGAATTCATTAATAGTGTTGACAACACACCTAAATTAAAAGAGTTCTATAATACTAAAATAACTGAAATTAAAAATACTTTATTGGCCTTAAATAAAAAGGTTACTAATAAAGCTATTCAAATTAAAGTAAATGAGGTTGTAAATATTTTACCAAGTTTAGGTAAAACAGATAAGGTTAATGATGATCATTTGATTAATCTCCTTCAATACTATCAATTAGTTGAAGAATTAGAAACCGCAAAATGATTAGTAAGGAACGAATAAAAGAACTTATACGAAAGCGTTTAGAAGAAACTAGTGCTACTGGCACTGGTGCTTCTGTCATCCCCGGCGAAGGTCTGGGTGTATCTGCTAAGATGGGTTTTAAACGTGTAAATCAAAAAAAATTAAATAAAGCTGCTCACGGCATTGATGTAAAACATTTGTGGGAAGAAAATTCTAAATTTGACATAGAAACATTTGTGTCGGGTTTAAATACAGATAATGAAAAATTAAAAAAATTCATTACTAAACGCTTATTAGACTTTGACATCATAGAAGATAATTTAAAAGCTATAATTGAACGTCTTAAACGCGCTAAATTAGAAACACAACAAAGTTACGAACAAGAACCTAGCTATAAGGTTCTTTACAGTACAGACTTAATTAAAGACAACCTAGAAGATATTTTAACATTATTAAAATCAAATGAAAACACTCCAGGCACAATATAACCTTATTAAAGAAGGTAAAGGCGACAAAGCATACTTTATGAAACTTGCTCGCTATAATTTCCCAGACCTTGTTACCCCAGTATTATCATATAGTGATACTATTACTGTATTAAAGAATAAAAGTATCTTATCTGAAGGTATTGGTGGTGTAGTCACCACAGGTAAAAAGCAAGATTGGCATGCTATCTTTAATGAGAACATGGAAAAGCTTAAGGAAAAGAAAGATGATGAAGATGAAGAAGAAGATGATGATGATGAAAAGTATAAGGAAAAAATAGACCAATACGAAAAACGAGAAAAAGACATAGAAAAGTTTGGTTTACAACATTTAAAGCATCTTAAAGAAGCTAAAGAAGCTAAAGCTGAAGAAAAAGAAACTACCAAAGACGTAACCGATATGGCTACTCGTGGCTATGATTATAAGGATGAAAAGAATTATGATAACGTATTTGGTCAAGAATTTTTACAAGGATATTATGCTGAAATGAAAGATCCTAAAAATGAAGGTAAGCATGTTGATGAATTAAGAGCTATTGTAGCTAAAAATTTAGCTAAGGATATTAACCATTATGTTAAAGATGGTCAATTTGGTGTTAAAGGTTTAGGATACATTACTGATGCCCCTGGATTAGGTACTCCAAAAGAAGCTAAAGGCAAACACAAATCTTCAGGTTACGGTGACTTAAAAGAATCAGTATTGCGTTCTCAAATTTATTTATTAATAAAAGAAGTATTATCTGAAGAAGAAAATGACCATATGGGACAATATAGGTTAGGAGTTTTAAAGAAATTTCATAGCCTTTACCCAGATGATGAACATCTCAAGAAAGAATTAGGAATTGAAACCACCAGCAACTTCTCAGAATATTCAAACGATGCACTTAATGATATGATTATAAATCTATCAAGATTTGAAGGTAATGAAGAAGAAATACAAATGGTCAAAGCAGAATTAGCAAGACGCAAAGCATAAAAATAACATGACCCGAGCAGAGTTAAAACAAATAATTTTAGAAGAACTTTCTAATGCCCAATCCCCATCGGATCAATTGGCTAGTAAAATAGATCAAGCTATTGAAAGTGTTGGTGACTCATTAAGTTATGAAATATTTGCTGCTGCTGTAGCTAAAGTTTTGATTGATCAATATGGTGAACACAATTATCAACCATTTATGGATGAATTAAGTAAACATTTAGGAGCATAATTATGAAACAGATACTTATTGAAACCCAAACATTCACAGCTAAACCAGCTAAACTTGTTGAAGGAAAATCTTCAACTGGTAATCCTTTAGTTGAAGGAATTTTAGCAACTGCTGAAGTAAAAAACGGTAATGGCCGTTATTACTCAAAAGATTTGTGGGAAAGAGAAATTAATAAGTACATGGATAGTGTTAAACAAAACAGAGCACTAGGCGAGTTAGACCACCCAGATTCTTCCATTATTAACCTAAAAAACGTATCCCACAATATTAAAAAACTATGGTGGGATAATGATAATGTAATGGGAGTAATAGAAATATTACCTACACCATCAGGCAACATATTAGCCGCTTTATTCCAAAATGGTATACCTGTAGGCGTATCATCACGCGGAATGGGTTCACTTAAGCAAATGGGTGAATTAATGGAAGTACAAGACGACTTCGAATTATTATGTTGGGATTTTGTATCTACACCTTCTAACCCAGGCTCATATATGAAAAAAGCAGGTATGATGAATGAATCTAAACTACCAAATCAAAACAACCAATACCAAAAAGTAAATTCTATCATTACAGATATACTTTGCGCTAATGGTACTTGTCCAATATTCTAAAATAAATTATTATGCTTATACAATCTACTAGAGAATTAACTGATATTAAAACTAAAGTATCTAAATGTAAATCTACACTTAATGCTGAGGTTAAATATTTAAAAGAAACTCTTACCAAAATGGGAACCCAATATAACTTTGGCCCTTTAGAAAACGAAATCAATAAAATAGTTACAGCAATTTCTACTTCAGTTGAAAAACAAATAAATGAAAATGCTAAACAAGTAGGCAAAAAAGCAGCGACTGATTTAAAGAAAAAATAATGAATAAATCATTATTAAAACAAATCATTAAAGAAGAAATACAAAAAGTATTCAATGAAATAACCCTACAACCTAAATACTTCTCAGGTATTACTATAAATGGAAAACCTGTAGATGCAAAATCTATAGAAGTAGAATTTGAGCGTAGGGATTTTCCTGATTTTACTGCATATGCTACATATGCTGAATTTACGGATGGAGTAGAATTAACGGATAATGAATTAGATATATTAGACAATGAGTATGGGGATGTTCTTTATGATATAGCTTATGATAAATATTTTTTTTAACC